TCGCAGCCAAGATTCTAGGTGAGAACTCTACGGAGTTCGCTCACAATGTCCAACTCACCACCATCAAACTTTTTGAAGGGTATACTCCGCTCACCTTAATAGAGGAAAAACTTGAGGGGGATGCTTACCGTCACGTTTACGACAACGCTGGCAATGTTGACCAAGATAAGTGGGATTGGCTTGTGGCATCTCTGAGAGATGTGGGGAACAGGCTGGGTGAGGACTTACTGCCATCAAACGTGGCTGACTCCGACCTGACCTTCAATGACATACGCGAGGCATATTCACACCTCGGAATGTCTTACTTTACGGCAGGGGCCGACACCCAAGCTGTGGGTAGTCGGTCGGGATACCAGGAGTTCAGGGATGCTGCACAGAAAATCATGGCCTCTCCGCTCGCACCGGCATTTGATTCATACGGCCGATTCTTCCAAGCGGTCTGGAAGCGGGGCGCGCTTCTCAGCGAATTGCGGAAGGAAGGAAAGGTCGATGAGGAACTGGAAGAGGCTCTCGCCAGATCGGTTGGTTTTAGTGAACAGTATGAGTTTGATAAAAGCGTCAAGCAGGAGTCTGAGGCGTTTATGGGAGAGGTTCAAGAAAGTGTGGGGATTGAGGCGGAACCGGATCAGGCCAGCACGTTCGTGCCTACTGATGACGCGCCTTTCTCGATCATTGAAAAGGGACCGGGCTTTGAAGCGTTCTCTATGCCTGACGGTCGCAAGCTGGAAGGACCGGCATCGTTCTCGATCATGGCGTTTCACGGGACTCCGCACAAGGTTGACAAGTTCAGCCTTGGGAAGATTGGGACCGGCGAAGGGGCGCAGGCTTACGGATACGGTTTATACTTCACTGATACCGCCAGCATCGCGCAGAATTACCGCGATACGCTCTCTCGCAAGATTAGCGGGCAACCGATCGAGGGCGAGCACGCGGAAATCCAACCATCTGATTTTTCAAGAACGATTACTGACGGCAACCTCTACACCGTCGAACTCGACGCGAACCAGGAAGACTTTCTGGACTGGGACAAGCCGTTGAGCGAGCAGAGTGAGAAGGTTAAAAGGGCATCGGGAAAACTTACAGAAGCCTACGGGTTGCAATTTGGAAGCAATCCCAGCGGACGGGCATTGATTGGGGTGCTTGATTTAGAATTTCAAGACAGAGGGTCACGAAACCCATCAGAAAGGGCATCTGCGGAACTGCTTGAATCAGGCATCAAAGGAATCCGCTATCTGGACGGCAATTCCCGAAGCGACGGCGAAGGCTCTTACAATTACGTTATCTTCGATGAATCACTTGTGAAGATTCTGCAAGAGAACGGGCAACCGATCGAGGGCGAAAACCAGATCAAATCCGCCGATCCAGTAACCCGTGACGCAGACGGCAACGTGATTCCGCTTTCGCAACGGTTCAACGAATCCCGCGATGAGATCAGTTATAGCATCCTATCCAACCCGGAAACGAGTATCGCCGACGCGTTTGCCCCGGTTCCAAAAGCGGCAGATAGTAAAAGGTTGATTACCCATGAGGTTCGTAGACGCGTGGCAAATGCAGAGTTTGAGTGGCGACCAATTATAGATGCCAACTTGAGCGATGCGGAAATCGAGCGGGAGCGCAAGGGGAAAGAAGATGAGTTAATCGCTGACAAACTTGCCAACTTATCTCCATCTACTGTGGCCGCTCTGGATGCTCAAGCGGGTCTGGACGATCAGGCAATGCGACCGATTTTGTCGAGTCTACTCACTGAGAAGAGTTACACAAGGGCCGACGGAAAGGTGGTCAAATATTGGGGCGGAACGATCATGTCGAAGAGTCAGGCCAAGAAGAGCGGCAGATCGCTCACGGGCTATGAGGACATCGGCAACCACAAACTACCTGCGAGACTGGTGTTCGGCGGAGACCTTTCGCCAGACCAGGCGGCGCGGCAGTCAGGCTACGATAGCGTGTCTGACTTCTGGAACGCGTTGGCTAGTGAGATCGCGTCTTTCGAGAACGTGCAAGAGCAGGGGAAGAGCGCACAGGCTGAAATCTTCAAACTTAACAAAGAGGCAAGGGAAGAATCCCGAGCATGGGCGGATGAAAAGAAGGAACAACGTTCAAAAATGGGGGGAGACAGGAGGACTCTCATCGGTGCGTTACGCACACTGGACGCTATGCTGTCAGCCCTACCTGTAGAAGAAATCAGAGGCAAAATCGGAGGACATACCAGGCTTGCCAAGTTTCGCGGCCCTCGCCCAATGGTCGAGTTCTTAAAGGATCGAGCAGAAAAGTCACAAAAGGAAATTGAGAAGTGGCTACTAAAGGAAGAGCGCAAGCGTTTGAAGAAAGGGTTTAAGCGAGCCGGCGTTAAGAAGACAAACAAGGGCGTTCCCAAGTCAAACCTTACGGCAGACGTAGTAGACAAGGTGGCGCGAATCAAGGAGCTTGCTGATTTGAGCGAGTCGGAATATCGCAAGCGGGTTGATTCACTAAACAGTAAGATTGAGGAAAGCGAGGAGCGCGAACCAACTGAGCTTCTCAACGAATTGATCGAGCTTACAGGCTTCGGCAATCTTTCGAGAATGAACTCAGATCAGGTTAAGTCGGTAGCCGACAACGTCGAACTATTGCTAGAGCGCGGCAAGCTGGCGCGGGAGATCATTGACGCAGAGCGCAAAGCGGAGGTTGACAGGCTTGTTGATATTGTAAATCACGACGTGACTGGCGGAAAAGGTTACATGCTCTCGTCTGAATCTAAACGGCGAAAGTCTAAAAATGAAATCCTAGAGAAGATAGAGGGCGTTCACAGAAGAAACCTTTCATTTGAGTGGTTGGTCAATGCCTTGGCGCGAGAGAATGTGGACGTGGGAACGATGGAGAGCCAGACCCATGCGGAGATAGCGACGATGGTTCATCTCGCCACAAGGTCTGAGAAAATGGCAAACAAGGCGTCCTACGAAGGTTTCAGGGAGTTTCTCTCTGAGCTTTTCGAATTGAAAGGCGTTCCACTCTCAAAGGCAATCGACGAGCTTACCGTTGAGCAGGAGTCCACCGGCGTTTTCCGAATTGATTACGGAAGGTCGGGCAAAGAAACCAAAAAGGAAATTCCAGCCAAGGTCGTAAAGGACGTTCTGTCCAACAAGGTAACTACAGATTCGCTTGGTTTGAATGCCGAGGAGTGGAGTAGAATACAGCTGGCCTATGCAGAAATGGAATCAACGGCCAAGGCTAAGGGTAGGAAGATAGCTAAAAATCGTGTAGTTCGCTATTCGGTCCCTAACAAGGGAAGGAAGGATCAATTAATCCTATCTCAAGATCAGGCAATAAACCTTACTATGCTATACAAGCAGGAAGGGTTGAGGGAATCAATGCAGAATGAAGGGTATTCCGACGCTACGATGGAGCAGATGGAAGAGTTCCTCTCTCCAAAATCCAAGGAAATACGCAACTGGCTATGGCGTTTTTACGACCAGAATCACTCCGAGTTGAATCGGGTATTCAGCCTAGAGAACGGCGTAAGTCTACCTAAGATCGAGTTTTATTCTCCAGCCTACCGGAAGTCTAGCGGAACTGACAAGGATATGACTATAGATAGTTCGGGTGGCACGGCAATGACCACCACTCCGGGATTTATCATCTCCCGCGTAACTAACTTCGCTGCCGTTGACCAGACCGTGGGGGCCATGCAGATATACACAAATCACTCAGCCCAAAGTAACCACTACATATCATGGGCGGCGACAGTAAAGAAACTTCGCGGAGTGTTCGGTAACAGCGAAGTAAAGGAGAACATAGTAGACTATCGAGGAAAGGATTTGTATAAGCTAATCAGCGAGCGCATAGAGTGGTTCGCTGATGGTGGAAACCGTAAGGCTAATTATATAGCCTTTCTCGATTCGCTTCGCAACACATTCACCCAATCATCACTGAGCTTTAATGTTCCCGTGCTAATTAAACAGTTAACCTCGCTCCCGGCCTACGCGTTTGATATGCCGTTAGCTGACTTCGCGAAATACTCGGCTGAGTTTATGGCTAACGTTCCCGGTAACATAAAAGAAATGTGGGCTACCGACTATGTTAAAACACGGTTCGGTGAGGGATATGAGCGTGATGTAATGGAGGGACTGAGAGGTGATGGTGGTTATATCAAAACGGGACTACAGACCGGCATGTTGACAGGGAAGGTCGGTGATATTATCCCCGTAATGGTTGGTGGTTGGATGGCGAAAAAGCGAGCATATGATATTGCGATCAAGGAGGGGGCAAGTGAGAGCGAGGCTGAGAGGCGATCAATCATAGCCTTTGAGATGTCTACGGACAGGGCGCAGCAAGCAGGTGACCTGAAGGATATATCATCTTATCAGGGTGGGGACTCCATCGCTAGGCTGTTTACTATGTTTAAAACTTCGCCTAGACAATATTACGCCAATGTATATGAATCCCTGCTGGATGCCAAGGCCGGTAAAAAAGGAGCGGGCAAGGAGTTTGGTAGGAGGTTTCTCATTGGACAGGTAATCCTCCCCCTGGTGTTCCAACTTGTTAGCGATATGCTTCGCTCACCATTCAACGAACCTGATGAGGAAGACTACGAATACCAGAACTATGTTCGGGCAGTCTTACTAGGGCCGCTCAACGGTTTATTTATCTTTGGTGACTTTGCCGAAGTGCTTACATCCGGCATATCAAACACAAGGATATGGAACGAGGAACTACCCATCTTTGAAAGCGCGTCAAAGGTAGCGGAGGGTGTTCAAGACCTATATCAAGGCGACTTTCAGGGCGGCGTTGATGAACTTCTCAGAGGAATGGGTAAAGTATTTAAGCCGTTCACCTACTACGATATTATCAGGCGCGAAACAGGTCGCGTAGGACTAACCGATTAACCAACTAAAAAAATATGATAGCAACAACTACATCAGCAGTTTCCTATACGGGAAACGCGTCCACCGTAACCACCTATTCAATTGCGTTCCCACTCAGCGATGCCGACGACCTAGTTGCCATTGAGACGGACGAGAACGATGCAGAAACCACATTGGGTTCGGGTGTCTATACATTTACTCCAACTACCGATAGTAACGGAAGGATAACGGGGGGAAGCGTTACCACTGATCCGGCAATCCCAGCCACATCCACCATCGAGTTCAAGCGGGTAACACCAAAGACTCAGTCGTTAGACTTTACGGCGGGTGGTGCTTTCGGCGCGGAAGCCTTGGAGTCGGGGTTGGACAGAATCGTTATGATTGCACAAGAGGTTGACCGTGATCTGGCGGCGGCGGATGTCGTCCTGACGGCGGCGGATGCAGCAATGGCAGCGAGGCTTGACATCCTTGAGGCGTGACCTTTATTTTTTTATTGCCAAACACAGGAACGGAATTTAAGCTTTCTCTTAACATTACGATTATGAATAAACTAGCAATCATCGGACTGGCTCGCCACCTTCTCACTTTTGGCGGCGGCTATCTAGTCTCCAAAGGAATCATCGACGAAGGCTCTATCCAAGAGGTCGTCGGGTCGATCATTACCGTTGGCGGACTCATCCTTTCTATCTTCGCTCCCGAAAAGAAGCGGAAATGAAACTGGACTGGAGGGAGGTTCAAATCCTTCTAAGCAAGCTCGGTTACAATCCCGGTCCCATAGATGGGATATTCGGACCTCGCACATCTAGGGCCGTAATCAATTTCAAGCGAGCCGTAGGGCTGAGAGCGAGGGACTACGTTGGAGCAATCACCCTTGCTGCCTTGCGTAAGGCAGTATCTTCCCGCGCCCCCGTCAATCCGGTGATTAAGGAGGGGGAACCTAAGTGGTTGTCCCGGGCGCGAATGGAAATCGGGGTCGTTGAATATCCGGGTGCGAAACATAACCCGCGCGTCCTCGGTTATTGGGAGCTTGCCAAGCTCGCCTTTAATTCAGACGAAACGCCTTGGTGCGCTGGTTTTGTGGGCGCGATGCTGGAGGATGTGGGCATTAAGTCAACTCGATCAGGAATGGCTAGGTCATACATGCAATGGGGTCAACCTTTGAGCGATCCAATTCCCGGGGCCATCGCGGTTTTCTGGCGGGGTAAAAGGCATGGTTCATCCGGCCACGTTGGATTCGTAACCGGAAAAGATCAGCGCGGGAACATAATGGTTCTTGGCGGAAATCAAGGCGATGCGGTTAACGTCAAGCCATTCTCAACCATTCGCGTTCTTGGCTACCGATGGCCCTCGGCGGCGTCTATGATGCCGGACTCAGGGAGGAAACCGGTGCTTGAGACGGTGGAGAGCGAAGAGCCTACATCGTCGAATGAGGCGTAAGCTCCCAACGGTTGATGCGAGTTGTGTCTGTCTGCCGGAGTTGGGCTACACCTGTAAGAATTGTAGCTTGCAAAGCGATCCGGTGGCTGTAGAGTCCAAGCTCAAGGCGCAAGGCTACGGTTACGAGCGAAGTGACAACGACGGTTACGATGGTGGCGAAGTCAGCGCGACAGATGACAAGAGAGAAAGAGATTTTTTGGAAGCGGCAAGCGAGATGTTTGAGGCGACCGAATTGTAACAGAAAAATAAAAGAATAAATTAAAAGCAGTTATGAATGAAAAAGAGAGCAAAGAGTATTTGCAAGAATTGATGGAGTATGCCGGCACTGATCGGCAAAAGAGTGTGGTCAAGGCTATGATATCAGAAGGTTCGCAGCGTCTCGCGGCGGAAAAGTTGGGACTCCATAGGACGACAGTCCAAGATTGCTTGCGCCAGGTCAAGCGCAGGGCGGCTAGGCAAGGCTTGAGTCGCGAACATGATATGACCCAGACTGTGCCTGATGGTTATTCGATCAAAGGCACGTCAACTCTGTATGACGACGACGGCAGCGTAAAGATGCAATGGGTTAAGTCGCAGCAGGATCGCAGCAATGAGCTTGAGATGGCGACTCAGATTTATTCTGAGATGGCGAAAAATGTGAAGCGACTTCCGGCGATGAAGGCGCCCACTAAGTGTAAGGATGAATTGTTGAATCTTTACCCGATCACCGATGCCCACATTGGCATGTATGCTTGGGCCGATGAAGGGGGAAGAAACTGGGATTTGAAAATCGCGGAAGAAGTTATTGGTGATGTTTTCCGCAGGATGATTGCCCAAAGCGAGAAGGCTAAGAGTTGCGTAATCGCTCAACTTGGCGACTTCCTGCATTTCGATGGGCTGTTGCCGGTGACTCCCGCAAGCGGTCACGTTCTGGATTCAGATGGTAGATTGCCAAAGGTTATCTCTGTTGCGGTCAGAGTGTTGAGGGCTGTAGTTGATGAGGCACTGCGTCACCATGAGTTGGTCACGGTAATCATTGCGGAGGGGAACCATGATCCATGTGGGTCAGTTTGGCTGCGGACGCTGTTGGCCGCGCTATATGAGAATGAACCTCGCCTTACGGTAGACGATTCCGTAAAGCCCTACTACTGCGTCCAACACGGTAAGGTTATGCTTGGGTTTCATCACGGGCATTTGGCGAGGACTAAGCAACTGCCGGGAATCTTCGCGGCGACGGAAGCAAAAATGTGGGGCGATTCTGAATATCGTTATGGTCATTCCGGTCACAAGCATTGCACCGAGGTGACCGCTGACGAGGCTGGCGGCATGAAGGTAACCCAACACCCTACACTCGCGGCTCGCGACGCATACGCGTCAAGGCACGGTTGGGTGTCTGATTCCGTAGCGACATCTACGACCTACCACGCTGATTATGGCGAGTGGTCGAGCGTTACTGTCCGCCCATCAATTTAGAACACTTTTGCCGTCGCTCGACGGGGGCGAAAATAAAAACAGAATAAATACAGAATAAACAGAAATGAAAGTAGCAAACATTAACGTAAGTAAAATTGAAAAGAAATACCTCCACCAAGGCGCGAAGGGAAAATACATGGATATGGTCCTTTTTGAGAATCGAGACGGTCGCGACCAGTATGGTAACGACGGGTTTGTGATCCAAGGCATCGCCAAAGAATTGCGCGACGCGGGTGAGCGCGGACCGATCATCGGGAACTGGAAAGAGAACGACTCTCAATTACCGGCGGGTGAGTCTAGCGAGTCTGGCGCGTCAACAGCAAGTCCCGCGCCGTCCACACAGGACCAGGATGACATTCCATTCTAGGCTGTTTTCCGCTTCTCCACATTGGGAATTGCCTCAAAATAAAAAAAGCGCAAAAAATGTTTGACTAAGTTACGACCCTGTCCTTACATAAGACCTCTTAACGAGATTGTGTAAAGAATGAAAAGATACGTAACTAAAAAAAAGTCGGACATTGCAAGCCCATTGGCTGCCAATGTGAGAGTAACAAAAATGGGCCGCTCTGTTTCGCACACAAGAGCAACAATGAAGGGGGTGGCATGAGTCGCCCCCTTCCCATTGGAACTGAGTGCTGGGCCGATATAGGTGGTTTTGTGGTCGAAGCTGTAGTCAAGGGTGTTCGCCGTCCTTACGGTGATACCCAATTCTATGAGATTGACTGGCTAGGTAGCGCGGGAAAGTGGGAGCGACAAGGCTCGGTCCTTCGCGCTGATCTCTTTGCCGACCTAGCGGACGTAGAGCGTCACTGCGAGCGACAAATCTCCTTCTGGATATACCAGTTGGATCGGTTCTCGAAGATGGGCGATGATGAAGAGGTTGACCCGGCCCAGCTTGATCGCGAGCAACAGGAAGCTTACGAAGAAATTCGGGCGGAAGAACAACGGGAACTGGAGGTCGAGTGATGGGATTGCCAAAATATCCAGAAGGAGCGGGACACAAGGGTGGTGATACCAGCAGTGATGCTGCGTTGCAAATAGAATCGGGCAGTAGGGCTGAGACTCTTCGAAGCCAGGTTCTTCAATTGTTTGCTGCAAGCCCTGACGGCATGACGGCGGATGAGTGCGCGGCATCATTGGGTGAGGACCTCCTCTCCATTAGGCCGCGAGTAACGGAGCTTAAACTGCGTGGACTGCTGTCAGATAGCGGTCAAAGGCGGCCGACCAGATACGGCCGCTCTCAGCGGGTGATGGTTCACTACATCCATGACTAGCGTCGCAATGAAAAGCCAAGAAGACCTGAAGTCGCTAATCGAAAGGGGCCGTGCGATCCATAAATCACTCGTCAATGAAAGGCCACCGTTCGCCCCGGACTCACACTCGTCTAGCTGCGAGGTTGGGACATCCCGGGCTGATCGAAGGAGGTGGTATGCGGACCTCAGTCAACGAATCCAAGAGTCTCGGTGTCGAGTCGAGGAACTTGAGTCGGCACTAGCCAACACAAGCAAACAAGAAAATAACAAGATAGAGAAAACAAATAAAACATGATAATTGAAACGAAGAACATTCCCACCAGTCTTTCGGGGGGTACATTAAAATTAATCTGCGTGGTCGGAGATAGTCCGGGTATTCATTGCTCAATGGCGGCTGAATTGCTTGGCGTATCGCCAGCGGCAGTCACTCAATGCGCTGACGTAGCCGAAGTCGCAAGACTGTTGGAGCGTCGCCCAGCGGAGGGCGACAGAAGGGTTCGCGCACTACACCTTACCGACATCGGTGAGGCAGTGGTCGAGAAGCTGAAACCCGCAATGGAGGAGGGACGATGAGCGAAATTGAAACTCACGATCAGAATCCATTGGCTTTATTGGGCCGTATGGACCTCAACGAAATTGATCCTGACAAACTTGAGAAACTTCTCTCATTGCAGGAGCGATGGGAGGACCGGAGGGGCGAGCGGGAACACGCTCTGGCTCTAGTGGCAATCCAGGCGGAAATGCCTCAAATCCACAAGGGTAGGAGCGTTCAAGGGAAATACCAGTATGCTAGTTATGATGACATTATGAGAGTGGCGCGTCCAATTCTCCAGCGTCATAGCATGGCGGTATCCTTCTCTCAATCGGAATCTGAGAAAGCAATCACCATTGTTTGCAAGCTAACTCACTCCGGCGGGTTTTCGACCGAGACTCCATTGACAATACCAAAGCTGGAGAAAATCCAAAGCAGGGGCGGTGCGGACGTAACAAACTCCGCTCAAGCGATGGGTTCAACTCTCAGCTATGCAAAGCGATACTGCCTTTGCAACGCGCTAGACGTTGTGGTAACTGACGAGGACGACGATGGTGTGTCCGCCGACATTGCAATGATCTCTGAGCGACAGGGGAACGATCTGCTATCACTGATGGATCAAATGGAAGACAGTGAACCGGGCAGTAAGGAAAGATTCCTGAAATGGTTGGGGATCACATCCATTTTCGACCTGCCCGAAAACCGATACGCGGAGGCTGATAACATGCTCCATAGGAAGCTGTCGAAAGAGAATCCCAACAACTAAGGAAATAAAATAAAATGGAAATCATTAAATGTAATCAAGGATCAGACGCATGGTGGAAGGCCCGAAGGGGTCGCCCAACAGCAAGTGAGTTTTCTCGCTTTATCAACACATCAGGCGGACTCTCGACGGCCCGGGCCAAGGGAGACAATGGTCTATCTGTAGGCGCAAAAACGTATGCGGCGGAAAAAATCGCAGAGGGTTTGGGCTGGACTAAGGCTGAGTTTGCCGGATCGCCCGACATCGAGCGCGGCCATCAATTGGAGTCAATGGCTAGGTCATTCCTGGCCTTTGAGCTTGGCAAGGATGTTGAAGAGGTGGGAATCTGCATTTCGGATTGCGGTCGATACGCTGCGAGTCCTGACGGCATGATTGGCGGGACCGTTCCGATTGAGGTGAAGTGTCCCGACCTTCACACCCAAGTCCGGCGAATGCTAGACGGGGGCGGCCTTCCGGCTGAATATAAGGCACAGGTCCACGGTCAGATGATTGTGACCGGCGCACCCTACTCATGGTTTTGCTCCTACGTCGTTGATACGCGAGTCCCTAACATCTTGATTAAGGTGGAGCGGGATGAGTATACGACCAAACTGGAGGAATCTATAAAGGATTTCTGCGACCGGCTGGAAATCTTAAAGGGGGAGGCTTTACTATGAGCCTGCCCATTCCAACAGAACACCAGGAGCAGGTGGCCCTGATGCAGTGGGCGAAGCTCCAGCACAAGGCTATGCCAGCATTGGAACTCATGTTCGCCGTTCCGAACGGTGGGGCGCGAAACGTAGTGGTTGCCAAGAAGCTCAAGGGCGAGGGCGTGAAGGCGGGTGTTCCCGACCTTTTTCTCCCGGTGGCGAGGAAGCCATATCATGGTCTTTTCATCGAAATGAAAAGGACCGACAAAAGACCGACTAGGGACGGCGTCAAGGGCGGCGTCTCTGATAAACAGGAGTGGTGGATTTCCAAACTCAAGGAGCAGGGCTACAAGGTAGAGGTCTGCTATGGGTGGAAAGAAGCAGCTGAAATTATCGAAGACTACTTATTGAACTACCTATTTTAGAAAAAAATTATGAATGAACTAAACTTAGACATTGAAGAATCCCTCCCCAAGTGGGCGAGCTTGCAGGTGCGCTACAACATATCCTGTTCGCCGAATGCTCAAGATACTGGCTACGTGGCTACATACACCGGAGAGGGCGGGTTTGTCGCTCGCATCGACGGGGTTACTCGTCGAGAGGCTGTTGTAGCCTTAATTCACCGACTCCAACTGCCCGAGTGGCAGGAGGTTTCGGTTTGTGCATCAACATCGCAGGAGGGTCGGGCATGAAATCACCGAGCAAATACATCTCACCATCAAGGCCTTCGGAGGTTTGGGACGCGGAGGAAGAGCATTGCGACGAATTGATTTCCGAAGCCATCCAAGAAGATAGGGAGATGCTGTCAAACTGCTGCGGCAGTCCTCTTAGCGAAGAGTC